CACACCTGAGGCAACATCAAAAGATTCATCTGGATTTGCTGAGTATATTCCTGGTGTTATGTCTGGTGAAATAAGTTTTGAGGGTCTTATCAAATATGATGATTCAACTAGTATTATTACATTGACTGATGCTTATTTAGCTAGAAACACTGTCACAGCAATATTTGGAACTGCGGTTTCAGGTGATGCTGTTTATTCAGCTAGTTGCATCATTAGTTCATTAGAGCATAGCGCAGAAATGGAATCACCAGCTACTTTTAGCGGTACTTTAACATTAACTGGAACTATCTCTAAATCAACGAATGCATAATATTGAATGACAAAAAATAAAAAAAGAGGTTATATCACCATTAAGATTGGTGGCAAAAACCGAACCTTACATTTCTCAATGAACTTTTGGGCTGAGTTTACGGACCAGCTAGGTGTTGGAATAGAACAGATTGGAGAGGTTTTTCAAAAAGGTTTTTCACTTGCACAGCTTAGAGCTTTAGTTTATTCTGGTTTAATTGCTTACGATTCCGAAAACAACATTCCAGTTGATTACAATGTTTTTAAAGTAGGTATGTGGTTAGATGAGATTTCCTCTGATGAGATTACAAAAGTTATAAATACAATGTCTGAATCTAAAGTCTTAGGCGTTGATTTAAATAATGAACTTAGACAGACAGAAAAAAAAAACAATCCGAATCCAAATCGGAACCAATAGACTTTAATACAATCATTGATTATTTTATTGGCAGAGTAGGTATATTGCCTGACCATTTTTGGCGTAATACATGGGCCGAGAATGCGCTTATGTCTGAGGCATATCAAACAAAAGAAAACAGAGATTGGGAGAGAGCTAGACAGTTAATCAGTATGATTCACAATGTGAATTGCACAAAGCGTTCACAAATGATAAAACCAAAAGATGTTATTGAATTGCCGATTGATAATTTAAAACAAAATAAATCATTTGAACCTAAAGGCGATATTGATAAACTTAAAGAGTTAGAAGAAAAAATGGCAAATGCCAATTGGGTTCCACTTAAGAAACTATAATTTTGTAAATTTACATAAAATCTCACCATGGCAGAAAATAATTTAAGAGTTAACATATTAGCAAATGTCAAAAACTTTGATGCGGCAATGATGAAAGCATCTAGCCGTTTAAATGCTTTTGGTAAAAAGACAGCTGAAATAGGAAAAAACCTGTCTATGGGTCTTACAGCTCCATTAACTATTTTAGGCGGTGTTGCATTAAACCAAACAGTTAATTTTGAAAAACTTAGAACAACATTAGACGTCTTAACTGGTTCGGCTGAAGCAGGAGCAAATGCTTTTGAGCGACTTGTTCAATTTTCAGCAACAACTCCTTTTCAATTACCAGATTTAGTTAGGGCAAATAATACTTTAATGGGTTTTGGTCTTACGGCTGACCAGGCTTTTGAAAGCCTTAAAAGTATGGGTGATATTGCTGCCGTAGCTGGTGGTGATTTAGATAGAATTGCCGTTGCATTTGGACAATCCGCAGCCGCAGGTCGAGTGATGAATCAAGACTTATTACAGTTTATTAATAATGGTGTTCCAATTTTGGAATTGTTGGCCAATACAATGGGTGTTACAACTGGTGAAGTGAAACAATTATCATCTGAGGGCAAAGTTACTTTTGATGTTTTACAACAGGCTTTTATTGATGCAACAAGTGAAGGCGGTAAGTTTGAGGGCGGTATGAAAACTTTAAGCAAAACACTAGGGGGGACATTTTCAACACTTAAAGATAATGTGAATATTGCTTTGGCTGACTTTGGTACTGCCATTGTAGATGCTTTTAATTTATCTGAAAACATACCTAAACTAACTAAATTTGTTGGTGATTTATCTGAAAAATTTAAAAATTTATCACCTGAAATTCGTAGGCTTATAATAATATTTGGGGCTTTACTTACAGGAATTGGACCCTTATTAATTATTATTGGCAAATTGTCAATAGGTATCGGAGCTTTAGTGACAATTCTACCCAAAGCTAGACTTGCATTTATTGCATTAACAACAGCAATGAAAGCTAATCCTTTTATATTAGTTGCAACTGCAATTATAGGCGTAGTCACAGCATTACAAAAATTAAAAAAACACACTGATGCTCAAAAATTAGATGCTTTTGGTGAGGATTTAAAAAAATTAAGTCTTGACGATGCTCAGAATAAACTTAATAAATTAAATAAAACTTATGAGGCCAATAACAAAATACTTGAGGAAAACAACAAGTTAGGTTTTGGTACAAGAAAGTTTTTGCTAAAAGATGCTGACGGTATTCAATTAAAAGCTAGTAAAATTAGTAAAGAAAATATTGAACGTGGTGAACAAATAAAATTATTAAAAGATTTTATTAATTTAAAAAAAGAAGAAAAGGTAATTTCAGAACCAACTACTGGTTTAGGCGCAACAGGTGGCGGTCCGTCAACTAGAGCGCAAGTAGTTTCTGTAAATCAAATAACTAGTCAAGATGTCGTTACTGTTGCTGGCAACCCTCTTGCACAATTACAAACTAATATTGCCGATAGTATTGATAAAATAAGAAAATCAAAAGATGATTTAAAACTTATTTTATTGGACGTAAGCGGGAATGTTCAATCTGCATTGTCAAATGTTGTCGTAGGTTTAGCATCTGGTTCTATAAAAATGGGTGATGTTGCTGGTTTACTATTAGGTACGATTGGAGACATAGCAATTAATTTAGGAAAAGCTGCAATAGGAATTGGATTAGCAATGAAAGCAATAAAGTTGTCATTTTCAAATCCATTTACTGCAATTGCGGCTGGTATTGCATTATTAGCTATGGGAGGTTTAATTAAGAGAGCTGCAAATATAGTAACAGGCGGAGGGGGTGGTGTAACTGGTTTTGCTAAAGGTGGTTTAGTAACAGGCCCAACATTAGGTTTAGTTGGTGAAGGTATTGGAACAAATAGAGGTAATCCAGAGGTTATTGCACCNCTTGACAGACTACAAAACATGATACAACCCAAAACACAAAGAGTTGAAGTTGGTGGTCAATTTTCAATAAATGGACAGGATTTAGTTTTAGTATTACAAAGAGCAAATTCAGACAGGTCTAGATTGTTATAATATGAGTTATGGTGTAAAATATAGATTGGAATTTAGTGATGAATCTGGTATTCCAAAAAAACTTGAAATATTAAAAAAAAGTTATTCTGGTTCTGTTATTGATATGGTTGGAGGTGTTGAGCCTGTTGTAATTAAATGGACTGCAAATGACGATGAATACTCACCAATTATAGGCTCACAATGCGAAATTAGTTTATTAGAAACGACAACAGTTTCATACGATGAATTTTTTGATGCTGATGAACGTGAATATTTAGTAAAGGTATTTTATCAATATGCTGGAACTGGAAATGCAATATGGAACTTAACTGAGATTGATTATGAGGATGCTGATTTTAATTGGAATGCAACAACAGCAACAAACATTCCTTATTGGCAGGGGTTTATTGTTAATGATAATTTTGAACAGGTCGTAAAAACTCAGCCATTTGAAATAAAATTAAAAGCATTTGACGGTTTAGGATTATTAGATGCCTTTGATATGGCAAAACCTAATTTAGACAATGTCTCAAGTACAATTAGCATATTTCAATACGTTTATACTATTTTACAAAATACTGGTTTAGATTTAGCCATTTATTATTCAAATGACATTAGTTTTGCTGGTGCTAATTATACTATTGTAAATAACGATTCTAATAGTATAAGTGTAACTTTTGTTAATTACACAACTGACCGTAAAACGACAACTACTTTAGCACCAGGTGCAAATGGATTTTTTCCAAATGTAGTTGTGCCAACACTTAAGATATCTGGCGCATCTAATATTAATAATGTAAGTCAAACTAAGTCAGGTGAGACGCCACAATATAGAGCATTAGAAAGTGTGTTTCCAGATGTTGATAATCTTTATAAACCAGGTGGTTTTATTAATGATGCCAAAACACAGTTGACAAACATTTTAAAATCAATTAACTCTAGAGTTTTTCAATCAAAAAGCCGTTGGTATATTATAAGTAACTCTAGTTATTCTGGACAGGCTGAAAAGGAAGCAATTTCCACATCAGCGGCTAGTGGAACAATACCATCAAACATTAGACAAACAGAGCAAAATAATTTAGAATCTAATGAAACCGAAAACATACAGTATGTCACATTTGCAACTGACGGCACATTTTCAGGTCTTGTTCAAAAAAATGTTTTATATAGATTACCACAGGATGTTCAAAACATAGGGGCTGATTTAGTAAAAAGACAATCAAAACAAGTCAAAGAAGTAAATCTAAAAATGAATGTACAAAACGAAAATAGATTAATATTTTCGCCAAATAATTCTTTTGAATATACAACATTGGGCGACCCTAGTTTTGGTTATACTTTAGCTAGTAATCTTATAAATACAACTACTATCGGAGTTAATCCAGTAGTTAAAACAGGTAATCAATCTGTAAAAGGTACTGGTTTTGTATTAAGTAGTTCACCTGGCTCAGCTGGATATTTCGCAAATAATATAAATTTAGTTCAAGCTGTTTCAAATAGAGTTATGCCAAACACTTTAAGATTTTGTTATTATTTAGATATACCAGATGACATGATAATTGATGCCGAGGCCCCAAATCAAGGCAATTTAGTTTTTGGTCAGACTTTTGAGGCTAGACTTTTTTATCAATTCAGATTTACTATTGGAAGTGACACTTATTATTATAGAGAATCTGATAACACATATCAAAAAAATTCATTAGTAAATAACAGAATAACGTTATTCCGTGATGATTTAAACAAGTGGCTAATAAAAGAAATTAATAATATACCAATTAGTGATGCATCGGATGTTGCAAATCAAAATATTACTATGGTTTTTCAACCTATGCTTTTATGCACTAATATTGAAGATGGCACAAATGGAGGTTTCAATGGTATTTATTTTGATGATGTATATTTTGGCTTTCAAGGTGAAGCTGCAAACAACATTGTTTATCACAGGGAGGTTACAGATACATTTACTGGCAAAAAAGATATAAAGTTTGATTACACTGGTCACAATACCTCTAGCGCATATTTTAGGCCAAGAGACAATAATCCAACAACGTATAAACAGCTTAATGAAATAACCTCACAGCAGGTCTTAAATGATAACAGGTCAAAGGTAACGGAGTTTGAGGGGACATTTAGAAATAAAATAACAAACGGAAATCCTTTAGGTTTTGAATCTAAGATTTTTGTAAATTTTGCTGGTTCATTTCAAAGCTCAACTTATGCGCCTGTTTCTGGTATTATTGACCAAATGGAATACAGAGTAAAATCCAATAGATACAGGATTAAATTTAGATTACCAAATCAAGACAACGACAAAACAAATACACTTACAATTAAAGAGGATTAAAAGTTTTTTTTTAAAATACTAGGATTTTTTAAAATAAAATTGTTATTTAGCTAAAATTACAATTATGTTTAAAATATATTTTAGTAACGAAATGAAACGTTTAGGTAAAACTAGAGGCGACATTTGTGAATTGTTGGGAATTACTAGGCCAACACTAAATTCAAGACTTGAAAATCCTAGTTCACTTCAAGTAAAAGAAATCAAAATTTTAAAAGAACAAGGGTTTATTATGCCTTTGGAATTATTAGAAAATTAATTTATGGAAAAAACTATATTTAAAAATTTAAGTTCAATCAATGTCAATGACAAAATTGAAAAAAAGGGTAATTTAGATTATCTACCGTGGGCTGATGCCTGGACAATGTTGTCAAATATTTATTCTGACGTTAGTTATTCTGTTGTAAAAAATAATGATGGTTTTAATTATCATCATGATGGCAAAACAGGATGGGTTGAAACTGAAGTTACAATCAATGATAAAACACTACCAGAGCAGTTACCGATTACAGATAATAGGAATAAATCAATTTTATT